CAATTGGAAATCTATTACCTGTTTTATTAAGAAACATTTCTGATGGAACTAAAGGATAATTCATCATTTCTAAATCTAATGCAGAGTTAGATTTAGCTTTTTTAGCTTTAGATCTTTCTTCTAACTTATAATCATACGCTTGTGCAAAGTTGGTGTTACCGTTTTTATCTTTAAAACTATTAATACCATATATTGCTGGTACAAACCAACCTATTTTACCTGTTCCTTCCCATACATCTTCAAATTCAAGGAATTGAAATGCTTTTGGATCTCTAAATATAATTTCAGATTCAATAATTTTTTCCATGTTACCACCAGTACCTAAATATACAGAAGAACCAAATTTCCAGTTACCTTCCATTTGACATGCTATGTTGGATCCATGTGCTGTAAGTACATTAGACATAAGACCTACTTCTTCTATAACCATTACACCAGGTCTTGTACCTGCAGCTGCTTCTGGATTTTCTGTAGTGTATATACCATGTTTTATATTACTACCAGTACCTAGCTTAATCCAAGTACCACCTATATTTTTTTCATACTCGTGTCTCCATGGGTTTTTCATGTTGTTTGGACCTAATGAACCTGCCATTGATTTAGTTAACGGAGAAGGATAATATTTACCGTTGGAATCAATATAATTACCCGGTAAGTGATCCATTGCTTCTCTTGTTTTACTAAGTATATCAGCTGATTTAGAAGATATTGCTGCTCCTGCAAATATTTCTACCTTATATGGGTTTTCTATTGTATAGCTATTGTATTCTTTAGCTCCATCAAATAACAACTCATATAAAATAACACCTACACCAACCATAAAAGATTTACCAAAACCCCTAGCACCAAGCATAAATAGATTTCTAGCTTCATTATCATAAAGAGGTTTACCTTGAGGTTTATCTCTTAACATTCTTATATATGTTGCTGTTTCTATATACTTAAGATCTTTAAGATGCTCAGGTAAGTCTTCATGTTTATATGTTACAAGTCTTCTGTCACAACTAAATTCTTTATCATCTGCAAATCCAGAAAAACCACGAGCCTCTAACCAGTTATAAAAAAACCCCCATTCAATATCTCTAAGGTATGGACGCATTTTCATTTTAGGTGCTGATTTAGGACCCTTTTCGTCTTGGTGTAATATTGTACCAAAGTTTACATAAAAGTATAGGTTACCTGGCATATAGCGCCAGTTGTTAGACTCTATTGTGTAATCTATATCATTATCTATATTTACCTTAATACCTTTTTCATCTAATCCCCAAAAACCTTCAATACATCTTTTTTTATGTAACTTCCAATACCTAAGATACCCAATGCTACTGGGATGTAGCTTGGGCACTCTAGAAATCAAAAAGTTTGATCTATTATTTATAAAAGGAATAGATGGGCTTTTAATTATGTTCATTAGATTTTTTTATTATATTTTTTATAGCTTTATCAAAAGCTTTTCTAGCATTAGGTCCTCCTGAAGAAGAATCTTGATAAATAATATTATATTTACTATATTTAAAATCTAAATCTTTTAATATATTTTTTAAATTTTCTAATGTAAATTTAGAGTAGTCCTTGTTCTGCTGCTGATTCTTGCATTCCTCCTTTTGTTTTTCCTCCATCTGTTTTTTCTTTATCTACCATTTGTTGAACACTATCTAAGTATTCATATATTTTTTTAGTTTCAACTACCATCTTATCAAGTTGTGCAGCTGTACCTTTTGTCAGTTTTGATCTACCACCTACTTCTTCGTATTCATCAAGACTATATTCTGTATTTTTTATAAATTTAGAACGCTCATTCATTTTTTCTATTATGTCAAACAAGTTACGTTCTCCTGGTGTAAGACATCTATTGTAATATTCTTCAATTAAGTCTTCATGATTATCCCATTCTACTTTACAGTAGTCTGTTACAATTAAATTACGTTTATCTTGGTCAGCTAAGTTCTTCCATGGATTATCAGTGTGTGGATCTACCAAAAAAGCAATAGCCCACATGATTTGTGAGCTAGTGTTTTTGTTTTTAGACTTATCTGATTTATTGAACTCTCTAAACTTCTTAATTGTAAGAAATGAAGGGTTTACCAACCAAAAGTTTTCATTAGTATCAAATGTTCTAACTATTGTTGTCATTATACTGTAAATTTACCTTTAACAAACCTACGTGAATCATCAACTAATATATACATATTATCATCAATTTCCATGCTTTTAAATTCAAGTGTTGACAATACCTCATTTGTATTAGTTGGATTTTTTTTATGTACAACAAATTCTTCAAGGTCTAATCTAATTTGATCACCTACTTTAAAATGACAACCTTCTCCTGCTGCTACAATAAATTGATTTTCATCAAATATAGGTTCTTGACTATCTGAAAAGTCTAAATCATTTGTTGCAAAGTATTTATTAGTTGTTACTAAATATGTTGATCTATGTGGTTCAAAGTTTATTTCCAAATCTGTAATGTCTTTTGCTTTAATCATTTTTCTTATTTAATTTATTTATTCGTTTGTAAATTTTTTTATTAAAATAAAACTTACCTAAGTGTTGATGAAAAAAGTTAGTTTTCTCATCGTTTTCTAAATCTTTTTTTTCTATTTTAGATACCATAAATTCATACACACTATCTACTACTTGTTTTATTTCTATATCTCTTCTACTAACTAGTAATCCTATTTTGTGTATAATTTTATCCATCTATAATAAATTCAAATTTTAATTCGTATTTACCATTTTTAACATCTGGTATAAATTTATCTTTTATTTTTCTTTTTTCTATTATACCGGCTTTTCTTAATATAGTAAGACTATTTTGTATAATGTGATCTTCTATGTTTAAATCATTTCTTATTTTTAGTTTTGTTTCATAATCAAATACTGCTTTCCATAAATCGTCTTCATTATTATAGTCATTTTTTAGCATATCATGATGATATAATAACTCTGTTAAAATAGAAACTTGTCTTTTCTTTATTTTATGAAATGGTTGAGTTATTAATAACCATCTTTTAAAAAAATTTCTTTTATTACATGGTATTTTAAATTTTCCATTATTCATCTCTTATTATATTTAATACTTTTTCTACAGCAGGATGTCTGTGATTTTTAGTAAGTTCTGCAACATAACAATATTCAGGTACTTGTTTTAGTTTATTAAGTAATGTTATACAGCTAGAAAGTTTTTGTTTTAAGTCTACTTGTTGTCTACTACCTGAAAATATTAATTTAGATGTTTTACCTAATCTACCTATAATCATTTCCATTTGACTTTTTGTACAGTTTTGAAACTCATCTACTATAACAATAGCATTATCATAACTTACACCCCTAGTAAACGCAATTGGTAATATTCTAATTTCTTCTTTTTCAATATGCTTACTTATTTTATTCTTTTTTACATCTGTTGTTCCATATACGTTTCTTATATTTTCATATATTGGTTGTAAAAAAGGATCTAATTTTTCTGAAATACCACCTGGTAAATAACCAAAATCTTCTGTGGTTACGGTTGGTCTTGTTATAATTATTTGTTTGTAATGTGTATCTTTTCTAAAAAATAAATCAAGTGCAATGTTTACAGCAAGCATTGTTTTACCAGTACCTTCTTTACCTATAATAAAATTTAAAGGCATTTTTAATACAGTATTTTTAATTTCTTTTTGTTCTTGTGTGAGCTTAATATTAAAATTTATTTCTTTTGACATTAGTATCCTATTTTTTTTATAACTGTAAACAGTCTTTTATTTTCGTTTATGAAATTACCTACTATATCATACATTTTATCTTTATCAGTTGTTAACGTTGATACATTTTTAAAAAGTTTTCCATTTAATCCAACTTTAGCATGTAATTCTTCTATAGTGTGTGAATGTATTTTAGTTGGTAAATATACTGTTCTATATCCTATTGGTTCTTCATCCGTATCATTATTATATAAAGGTATATTTACTATTTTAATAACTGTACTATCCATCTATGGCTTTAAAACCATGTTTTTCAAAATATACATATATAGTAGGTAAAGTTGATGTATGGTTTAAGCTATCACAATCACCGCACCATACATTACTTTTGTTATCTTCTATTATATATAAACTTTTACATGCATTGCAAAACTCTACTTGTTCATCGTCGTAATTCATTATTTTGTGTTTATTACTAGTTTTAGGTTCCATAAATTTTTGTTTCTATATATAGTAATATCAGAAGTTCTTTTTGTGTTTTTTGTATTCATTTTATGGTTTTCAGCTAATGTTAAAGTAAGTATTTTATCTAATTCTTTAAATGTTTTATATTTGTATATGTATTGCATTTTCATTTTTATAATTTTTCCATTCTTGTTTTTCCATTAAATCAGGAAATCTATTACCATCATTACAACTTTCTTTTAAATGACTTTTCTTTCTTGGTGGACATCCGCAATATATACATTCATTAGTAATAAGACAATCATCTTTACAAAGATTTAATCTATACAGTACTTGTTCTTTAATATACTTAGGTCTTCCAAATAATTCATTTATATAATATAAAATATTACCTTTAATAAAAGCTCTTACGTTTTTAAATGTTATTTCTTTATTCATCGTTTGTAATTTTTAACATTATAGCTTGTTCATATTCGTCAAACATATTTTCTTTATCAAATTGTCTAACTGTTTTACCAAAGTTGTCAAGAGTTAATTTTAAACCTTCTTTTTTGATTTCATTAGCAAGTTTTACTACGTATTTAATACGCTTTGTAAGTTCACTTGTATGAAATTGCATATCAACTTGAGTTTGTCTACCTTTAGTTCTTTTACTATTATTAAAAAGTCTTTTAGGTATTTTATTACCGTTTTCATCTATTTTACCTCTACGTTGTTGTCTAGCTATCCCCATTTATAATAATTGTATTAGTTGTTAATATTGTTCCAGCTACTGCTATGGCATTTGTAATTGCACACTTAAGTACTAGTGATGGATCGTATATTTTATTTTTAATTATTTCTTCTTTATCATAACAATTTAATATAGACCATGGATCATTAAGTGCTTTGATTAATATTTTGTTATCAATTTTATCAGCTATTTCCATTGCTGTAATACCACCACCTAATATTATACCATCTAGTAAAGCTGACTTACATGCGTTTACTGCATCTTCTAACTTGTCATGTAATTCTCTATATTCTATTTCTGAACCTGCTCCTATGTTAATTATACTAATACCGCATTTAAATTTACTAAGTAATGATAATAGTTGTTCTATTTCATAACCATCAGTAGATTTATCTAATTTAAATTTTAAAAATTTAATTCTTTGGTTTAATTCTTTATTTTCTATATTATCGTTATGGAATATTAACCTATTATTTTTACCACTAAATGTTTTTACAAATCCATAATCTAAACCTTTGTAAAACTGTGTTGTATTTAATACTTTAGTAGCTCCTGTATAAGCTCTAATATTTTCAAGTGTTTCTAATCTACCAGATGAATAACCTGGAGATTTAATAAGTTTAATGTTCCAATGTTGTCTATTACTATATATTATCTTTTGAATGTCATTAGAAAATTCTTCTGCTATAATAATTATATTTTCATTTACATTTTTTATTTCTTGTAAGAAAACACTCATGGATCTTACGTTGTCAATTTTACCATCTATTGTATAAACTCTAGAATATGATAAAGTATCTTCTGTATAATCATACTGAGAATTAAATACATTACCATCTGTTGAATAACCTTCAATAAATTCTGTTGTAGTTACTTTATCTTTTGATTGGTCAAACAATACATCAGCGTCAATATTACTACTAAAAACTTTTAGTATTAGTTCTGATACATTTTTATCACCATTTGTTGATACCATTGCAATATCATAAATGTCATCTATTGTACATTCTCTTTTATATTTATTTATATGATCTATTATTTGAGGTAAACAATCTTCTAGTTCTCTTTTAAGTATAATACCATTAGTATTAGATTTAAATCCTTCTTCTATAATAGTTCTTGCAAACAACATTGAAGTAGTTGTACCATCACCAGCTTGTGTGTTAGTAAGAAGACACGCTTCTTTTAACATTTGTATAGCTTCATTTTCAAACCTATCTTTTGAACTAATTTCTTTTGCTACTGATACACCATCTTTAGTAATAAATCTACTACCATCCGGTTGACTAATAATTACATTATGACCATTTGGACC